AGGAACTCATCATTTCCTGATCTGTTGGTTCGTAATATTCATAAGGTGAAGGGAAGTCATCAAAGTCTTCCCCATTACACTCCCACCAATCTTTAATGTAATCATCATCAATCATAATAATATCAGGCTCAAATGAATCATGGTTTTGACACATATAATCGTGATACCACTCTGCAAAGTCATCAATTAAATCTGGATGTACTTTGTAATGAGTAGCAATTTCTATTGCATGGTTTTTACAATAGTTTTCAAAGTCTTGAGCATTTTGGAGCGCATCTTTCTCCTGCATAACTTGATCTGGTAAAGGGTTGTCAATCATTTTTCTACCTCCTGATTTTCTAATTCTGCAACTGTAAAGGGATCTAAGAAATTTTCTAAGATTGTAATTTGATTTTGAATATGTTTTAAATCTTTATTAAGTTCAAATCTCCTAGCGGTGAAACCAGTAGGATATTGTTCTAATAAACGATTAAGAGTTTCTTTAGCTTCTTTTAGTGCTAGTAATACTTCAGACATTTGTTTCCTCCTTTGGAATATAAGGGTCTAAGTAATTTTCTAATCTAGTTACACAATCTTGCATAATTTCAAGATCTCTTTCTTCAAGATCTTCATTACCAAAAGAATCCAACAAAGTCGCACTTGTTATAGCGGCTTGGTGTACTAAGTCACTACCAATATCTTGAATAGCTTTTTGAATCTTCTCTAAATCATGTACTAAGTCAACTTCATACGCTACTCCTTCAAGAACATGATAGATATGACACTCAGCAATTTTTAATTTTCTTAAGTATTTATCTTGAAGTAAATCTCTTATATAAATTAAATTCTTTTTTAAATTAGGATGTTCGCAAAGCATAGGGTACGTCTCTTCCCATCTAGAAATAACTGTATTAATAATCCCTATTGCTGAATGTTGTTTAGAAATCATTGATTTTGTAAGTTTGGTTCGTCATAATTCTCTAGCGAAATTCTCAGTTGAAAGTAATTTTTTTAAGGTAAGTAGCATTAAGGATAGCTCCAATCTTTCTTCTTAATTCGTCATCTTTATCAGTTTTAGCTTTGTGATAATCACGGATTAAATCCTGATAAATTTCAGATTTCAGTTCAGATTTTTGTTGTTGAAGAATAGACTCTATAGGTTCTATATCGAACATTTCTTCAACTCTGGTAATCCACTTGTAAACTGTTTTATCACTTACGCAATAATCAGCAGATAACTTACTAGCTATTTTAGTTTTCTTGACATTGGAACGTAACATCTCAGCTATTGCTTCAAATGCTTCTTCCCTTGATTCTGTTATGTTCATTCTGTAATCTCCTTTTTAGGATAAATTTCTTGAATAATATGCTCTGCTAAACTATCTATAATGTTAGATAATTTATATCCGTCATAATGCTCTAAAGGTTGCCAAGCATAAGTTTCTAAATGTGTATGCTGTTCTTCTTCTGACATTTCAAAATATTCGTCAGGTACTTCTTCATACAAAAATTGATTTGATGCCCATTGAAAACATCTTTGTTCATAAGTTAAAGTCATTCTTCTTTTTCATTTTCACAAGTTGTTTCAGCCCAATGGCAATTTTCACTTACTAATCCATTTTCATAAGTATCAATAGCCCAATCTGCATCAGGATCGTAATTATATCCTGATCTTTCGATAGCTTCATCTTCATCTTGAGCTTTTACTACATAATATGTAGCTGTACACATTCCCCATAAGACTGTGTATGTTTTTTCTTTTGTTTCGTTCATTGGCATAAATCCTCAAATCGTTTTTGTACTTCTGCTATAACAAAAGGTTCTAAAGCATTTGGAAATTCTTCTTTAACTTGTTCGTATAAGTTTTCAAGAATTTCATCATTTACTGGGTGACTCATTTTTTTATCTCCTTATTTTCAGATTCTTCATTTGTATCTAATTTGCGAAAACTATCGTGTTCCCAGTAAGTATGTTGAAAAAAAGGTGGATAAGTATCCTCATCTTCAATATCAAAGTTTGGATCGGGTTCTAAAACTTGACGAATTTCTAAAAATTCTTTAGTTCTATCCCAAACACCCTCAGTATCTAATACTGGATCGCATGAACTTAAAAATCGTGGATAAGCATAACCATCTATAAGTTCACACAGTAGTGTTTTTTGTTTTTCTGTTAAGTTCATACTTCTGTAAAATTAACGTATTTGATAAAGGTAGATTCAAACGAATTAAGTAATATAGTTTGATTATTTGGATCGGCTTTTCTATAACAGACTGCAAGGGAAGCTATAAAACTTCCCCCGAATCTATCCATATTGTCCAGTGCGATATATATCTGTTGTTTAGAAAGCATTATAGATACCCCACCCCTTCTTCTCCTTCCAATTCGTATAACCACGAAACGGAAAGATATTTACCATTGCTATAAGAACCTTCGTCCTTACATTCGTATTTGGAACGTAAAGCATGGACTATTGGTTCAGGTGGACTCCATGCAGTATTGAAAGTAATTTCAAGAAAGTCTTCATCATCTTGAGTAATTTCAAGGTCACAAGCAGGCCATTTAGTCCCCCAGTGGTTATTTCTCCAGTCATACCAGCGATCATCTTGTCTACCAGTAGATGCAAACTTAGGACAATCCCATTCTTTTTTATTTGGATCGGGTTGTACTGGTAATTCTCCAATTTTTCCTTTTGGTTCGGAAAAAGAATAAGACTTTACATATTCTTGAGTTAAAGGAGTTGTAGTCCAATCAGGTTCAGGGATTAAAACATTAAAGGGATTTTTCCCTTCAAAGAGTTTTTTAATCTCTTGTATTTTTTCAGAGTCATCACTTCTGACTCTTACTCTGTTGTATGTCCAGTTAGGCATTAGAGAGAATCCTCCATAGATAGTTTGACTTGTCCAACTGTATTTCCGTTTATATCTCTGAGCTTTGTTTCAAGTTCCCATGAGGTATCTGGATCGACTACAGTTTCGATAGCATTGGCATAATTTTTTAAAATGCGAGCAATCTCCGATCCCAAATTGGAATCAGAGAAAGCTGCATTATCTGTATTTATTGTGATGTTTAAATTAGTCATTATTTGAATCTCCTTTTAAATAAATCCCTGCTATAGCTGCTCTTAACCATTGGTACGCTTCACGCTTAGTAAGTCCAGATACAAGATCAGTAACTCCACCACCTTCATTAACTGTTTGCATGATACTTGTATATCCATACTGACCTCTGGCATGAATATTTCCTATATTGGCTTTTTTATCAGTCCAATATTCTGTAGGATTGTTTGTTAATTTGTTGAGTCTTTCAAGTTGAAATTCAACATCTTTGTTTGTAATTCGGTTCATAAGTAGGATAAGTGACTTATATTTTTATATAATAATATATATATAATGTCATTGTCAATCTGTTATGATATATTAATAATATACTTACGATCTCACTATGAGTCTAATTAAGAATTATGTTCTTTTGATTCAACAGATGAACTATGACCCTTACAATCTCGATAAATTGTCCTCTGAAGATTGGGACGATTTAACAACTAAAGCTTTAAAAATTCCTGATAAAAAATTATATGAATTTCTCATTCTCACAAGATGCCAAATAAAAACTGAGCAAAATAAAAGGGCTACTTAAAGCCCTTATTTTTTGTAAAAAGGATTGTATTTTTTTTGATTCAATTCCATATAACGAGAAGTTATTTTATGGACTTGATCGAGAGAACCATTCATAATAATTTTTCCTAATTCTCTGTATTCTTTTTTTTCTGATTTTGTAAGCATAATTTTAAAAATAAAGAAAAAAGAAAAGGGGAAATTTATTCCCCATATGCTGACTTGTGCCACTCTTTGAAAAGCTCTTGAGTTCTCAAAGGGCAATCTGTCCATGTGTCATTTCTGACGATCCAACCGAAGTCAAGAAGCATGGGAATGAGCTTCTTGTCTTCTATGTAGTGCTTAATTAAATGACTCATTTTCTTAAGCTCCTACAAGTTGATTTATAAAACTTTGTGGGACGGCTTCCGCTTCTCTCCCGTTTAAATATTGAGTGATATGTTTGGAAGTAGTCCTCGAATAATATTCTTCGGTTTTATAAATTTCTCCAGAGTGCATCTGGAACGCTACGGGTGTTTCATAGCTAAAAAAAGCTTCTGAACCCGAAGGAAGAACTAGTAAGGTTTTACTAGTTCCTAGTCTTTTAATTTGCATTTGTAAAAGTTGCTAAGTTGTTGTAATAGTTTTGGGTAATAGTGTTAAGGCTTTGATAAATTTCAAAGCCTGACCACATAACACAACCAAAAAGAAAGAAATAAGAAATTAATTTAGTTTTCATTTTTTTTGATCTCCTGAAATTCAAAGTCATATTCTAAAGTTGGGAAAAGGTTCAAAACCTCATCCCAATCGATACCGCAAAAAAATAAAGTTTCGTCTTCAGTCATTAGTAAATACCCCTAATAATCTTCTTAAGAAATTTCTTTTTTTGATAACCTTGAAATCTACAGGAATTACAATATTTGAATATTGGTTCTTTGCAGGTTTCAAAATTGTAAACTTCGGAAGTTCAATAGACTTAACAACTTCTACGCGGTGGCTGTATGGCTTCACTCTATTAAAGTGTTGGCATGTTGCTATCGCTTGTTTTTGTGTTTTACGCTCTGCTACTAAGTTCCAGTTTCCTGTCTTAGTTGCGTAGTCAATCCCGTTATATTGGGTAATTTGATATGCGAAAGTCATTTTTTTTTAATTAACTTTTGGATAAGTGAACAATAAGTAAAAGGTATTCCTTTTACCTGTAGGCTGTCCTATATCGTGAAGTACTGTTTGATGAGGCAGGAAAGACTAGACCGAAGTTCTAAGCCCTTGCCGTGTCCTCTGGTCTCGTGAGTGGTACAGCCTAGAGGTAAAGGGAAAATTTTGTAGCTCTGTTCTCTGTAGGCTTAGACAGTTTTTATCTCCGATCTGAACTCTTTTTTGTTGATAACGTAGGAGTTAGTGTTTGTTGCTTATATATTTAATTATACCAGAGTGGCATCATAGCTGATGTTAAGATGATACATGTAGTGATGTTATAAGTGACATATTAAATAATTATTTATGACATTATAAGTAATCATATCTGACATCACTATGATACATATAGGGGGTAGTGTTGTAACATTTGTTACTAATATATAGATAC